GTTCTGGCGTTGTTACAAAAGCATCAAATATTTTTAGTTTAAGTATTTCTGTTGGCGTGCTTTGAAACACCAAGGGCAAACTTAGCAAGATAAGTAAAGGCAGTAAGAGTTTATTCACTTTGAGTTATGGTTATATTAGAATCACCACCACCGTTAATCTTAACAACATTAGATACACCATCTTGAATAATAATAAGTGTATAAGAGCCATTACCATTAAGATCTAGTCTAACTGAATCATTGACTTGTCTTCTAAGACTTATTACATCTCCTGCGACTAAAGTAGTTATTTGTGTATCGGTATCTTGTCCTATTCTAGTGCCTGTTAAGTTAATACCACCTGCGTCTGCTAAGACATCCTCATCTTCTCCTATAGCTAAAGAATCTAAAACATTAAGCAGGTCTTCTAAAAAGTTAGTATCAAGGTAGTTAATATCAAGCTCGGTAAACTCTAGTTCATCCTCGCCTAAAAAATCTTCATCAAGATAATCTATATCAAGATCATTAAAATCCAGTATGTTTGCTTTAGCGTTTTGTGATACTTCTTCTGTTAGAGTCATTTCACTTTTAGGAGGTGTAACAATAAGCATGTTATCTATAATGTCTAAAGTTAAATCCAAGATAACTGGTTTACTAGGAGCAGACTCAAAGACGCTGACTGTTGTAGCTTGAAATGGTTTGTTAAGCAGTACGCTACCCATAGCCGTTACTACTTCTATCTCACCACTAGATAAACCATAAGCATCTGGCAATAAAATTATTAAGGATTTACCAAGCTCATCTACTGTGGCTGTAAAATCTGTACCTCTTATGGCTATGTTAGCTGTAGGGGTTTTAAGCGATATGTTTTGTTTGTCTATGCGGTTAAGATTACCTGTAATAAACCTTGCAGTACCAAGTCCAAAGGTAAGGGCCATCTTTGCTTTGCTTGGGTTTGGATCATAGATGTATTCATCTATGGTTAGTTGTGAGTGTTCGGTTAGTTTTACTGTAGAGTCATCAAGAAAGGTAATAGCCATACGACCATTAGTGGTAACAGCTTCATCGTTGCTTTGGATTGCAAAGTCTACTTCTGCAATAAATGGCTTGTCTCTTACAATTTGCGCTGAACCATTAAGTTCAGATATCCCACCAATATCAGCAGCTAGTGCTTGTTCCTTGGTCGTTTTGGATAATACAAACTGTGGAAGCAGCATTGCCACCAATACTAATAACTTTAAGCCAGTCATTATCTTGTGTGCTTAACTGTTGTATATTGAATGTTCTTTGTCCACCTGTGTGATCTAACCAAAAGTAGCCTCCTGCTGACGCTGTGACACCTGCACCAGTATAATTAACTGTGTTATCTGAACCGTCTATGTCCATGTAGTTTGTAGCACCATCAATATTAATATTAGATACAACCGTGTTGTTAGAACCCTGGATAATCCAGTCTAAATCCAAAGTAGCTGCTAAAGCAGTTGTGCCTTGGTTAAGTGTAAAGGTATTGCTTGAACCAGTAACAGCGATGTTTTGATTAGAAGAATCAGCACCATAAGTATTAGTAGGGTCAACTTGAATAGTAAACGTATTTGTATTACCAGTAAAATTGTATAAAGCAGTAAAGTTATCTGCCCATATATCACCAAGAAACTTGTTAGTATTACCAATCATATTAATATCAATAGTCATACTAGTACCGTCAATGTCAAATGCTGTAAGGCTTCCTGCCGATGAGTTAAGTCCACCAATAATGTTAGAGATACCTAGCTGCTCAATGTCTAAATTAAGTGTAGTACCGCTTTGGTCTAAATATATTTCGTTATCAGCCGCGTATAGCGAGACAGTCATCATCATCGCAAGTAGGCTTTTTAATTTGTATTTCTGCATGTTTCCAAAATCCTCTATCGTAACCGATAGTAATAAGTTCTAATACTGCTCCCTCAATAGCTTTCATTAATGCTATTGTTGTTGATTCATTCCGCGAGTTGCCTAGTTCTATTTCTACCAACTCAGTTCCCATTTCAATGAACTTAAAAACGTCTTCTGACTTACCATAACTAAATATGGTTTTTTGGCTTAACACCTCTATAAGTATTTCACCAGTTGCCACAGATACCATTCTTAAACTTACTGTAATGTTATCTTCTCTGTATTGGATGCTAGTTCCTATTCCAAGGTAACGAGCGCCAATACCACCAGTTGTCAAGTTACTATCATAACTTATGACAGCTCCTTCTAGCAAGACACCAGCAAAGAGCAAAGGTGAGAGCTGTTTCTTTTTCTCTTCATCCGTTGCAAATTGTTCCCTGGCAGATCTAATTAGTTGACGTTCTTTGGTAAGGTTATCAAGACCAACCCTTTCTACTACGCGAAAAAATTGTCCATGGCCCGCATGCTTCAATGCTCTTATTAATAGCGTGTTAGGTGATTGGGTTATGGCTGTAGAGAATAAAGCAAACTCACTATTACTTTTTCTTTGACCTGTCTGGTCTGTAAAGGCGGAAGGGTAAACAGCGACAACGGGACTAACTGCTGGAGGTTCAACATCCAGTAAATATTTTGATTGTAATTCATCTATTCGTACAACATCATGTGCCTTGAATCTTTGTTCGTATGTATCAGCATACTGGTCAAAAATAGAGCAACTAGAAAGTGAAGCTACCAATAGGAATTGTAATAACCGTGACTGTGCCATCTGCTTCCGTAATTCTTAGTGTTAAAAAATCTCCGTCTGTGCTGTATTCTATCGTATTCCCTTCCAAAGATATAACCCCAGAGTCAGATGGTGTTTCACCAAAGAGGTTGGCAATAAGCTGTCGGCTTAGTTCTGCATAGACACGCGATTCAAAATTTCGAATAAACCTCTGAACTGTAGAATTCTCTTTGTCTCTTTCAGCTTCTTCTATAGCAGCCTTTAATTCGTCCTTAATTGTTTGGCGTCTGTTAAACTCTTGGTTTTCAATAGTAAGATAATGGCTAGAGGTATTAATACCATTAAAGGATGGTGATTTAAACTTGTGGGTTATTTGATCTGCTCTGGCGTTTTGAACAAAGACACCTAGAAATAAAATTATACCAATAACAAAAACTATTTCTATTATCTTTTGTTTCTCGGCTTCTTCAGCTCTTAGTGCTAAATCAGCTTTACTTGGTCTGCCTCTTTTCTTAGTCTTTTCTTTGGTCATCTCTATCCGCCTTTGCTAACCTGTCGGTGTGCATAAGTTGTGGTACACCTAGTATAGTCTTCAAAAGCGTGTCTTGTCTAATTATCTCATTGTCTACAGAACGCACTCTGTCAATAAGAGCTACCAAAATGCCGTGTTGTGAATCTAGTTTTTGACCTAGCCTTGCTTCTATTTCTGATATTTGCGCTGATACTTTTTCATCCAGCACGTCTACTTTTGTCTCCATGCCGTCAATGATTTTATTGATAAGTTTCCAGATAAATAAACCAAGTCCTATAGCTGCTGCTATGGGAAAACCAACCTCGTTGATTAATGTGACAACGCTATCCATGAAAGACTAATAAGCGCCCCACACTTTAGTTTTTGTTCCACCATGGTATTCAACTGCATGGCCCTCATCTATGAGCATTTGGCAAATGTCTTGACCGTCTTCTGTGTAGGGTATGCCAAGTATGCGACCATACTTGCCTTTACCAAGGGATTTTATTTTTAACTTGCCAACGCATAGTTCTTGTAGTCTTTCTTTTGCAGCAAGACCAAGTTTCTTTTCTTCAAGGTCGCGGGTTCTGGATTCAGGGGTGTCTATGCCTGCTAGTCTTACTCTTTGTTTGTGGAGCTTGACATCAAAACCAAGGTCTAAGATACAATCAAATGTATCGCCATCAACTATTCTATCTAGCCTAGCATTATAGACAAAGGCGTCTGGTGAAGAAGCCATTATTTAGTTTTGGTTTTTTTTATTCTTTTAGTTGTGTAGGCTTCGTTCACTTTTTTTGTTGACTTGTCATCAGCAACATAGCGTCCTTTTTTATTCCTAGCTCTTACTACAACTGTTTCAGTTCCAGTAAACTTATTCCAAAAATTTTTAATGAAGTTCATAGTCTTAATCCTTATTTCTTTTTAGTTTTAGTTTTTTTCTTTTTAGGCGGTCTGCCTTTTTTAGATCCGTAAGTTCCTTTTCCACTTGGCATAGTTATCTCCTTTTCTTTGCTGTCTTAGCAGCTTTTTTAAACGCACTAGCTTTAGGTGCGCCTTTTGTACCAGGTTTTCTCATAGTTTCCTTTGAGCCAGCTTTTATTCTTTTACGTTTCGCATGTATGTTTGCGTAGAGTCCTTTCTTTTTTCCAGGCATTTTATCTCCTTACCATTTTTTGCAAGACCAATATCTTGCGGTTAGTTTACTAGGCGGACTGGTGTCACATTTATGCCTAGCACGAAAACTTTTTCTTCTTGCTGGTTGGTCTTTTTTAATTGTCATCTTAGGATCACCAAAACGTATAAGTTTGGTTGAGTCTTTTACTTTGGCTACCACGGCAAACTTTTTAGATTTACCTGGTGTTCTTTTTGGCTTGTTGTAACCGCTAAATCGTTCGCCTCTGTATGTAATCATTGTTGTCTTCTAATTTGCTCCGTTTCCGTTAGTGAACATTCCTTGTGCTTGGTTCTTAGCAACTTGTCTGAGAGCTTCTCTGTCTCTTTCCATGATTGCGTTGATCTCAGCTACGTTTACTTGTGCGCCATACTTAGCTTGAAGTTCAACAATTTTAAGCTGCATATCTGCAAGAGCTTGATCTCTGTCTCTATCATCTTCCATGATGATTTTCATTCTGTCTGTCTCTGCGTCTATGATAGCTTTTTGACCTAGGTTCTGTGCTTTCTGCGCTTCTGCTTGTGCTAGTATTTCTGCTGGATCAGGTTTCTGTTCTTCTGGTGACTGTGGTGGCATAGGCGGCACTTGTGTATTTATAAATGATTGTGCGTCTTGGAAACCAGCCATCTCAATCATTTTTGTAAGTGTGTTTGCGTATTGCTGTAAATTAACCAAAGGATTTTGTGGGCCTAGGGTTTGCATAATCTGTTCTTGTTTTTGTGCAAGCGAGGTTAAGACTTGGAACTTCTCTTCGTCTGAGTTTTTGCTAATACCAACATTGATTGCTATGTCTTTGTCTATGTCCCAGTATCTAGGATCAATAGGAACAAACTCATTGTTAAGTCTTATCATGTCTTGTTTCTCTTGGTGCTTGATAACCAAGTTGTTTACAAGTTTAAAAAGGTCTTTCATGCCGTCTGCAAAGTGACGACAAATAAGTTCTACTCTGCCTTGCGCTCCAGACATGGTTGCTGATACTGCCGCCGAAGTTGTTGATTGCAATGCTTCAGCGTTAAGTCCAGCACTAGCTTTGGATACGCCAGTTCTGTTTTCCTTGGCTTCGTCTAAATAAGATAAAACTGGGAAGGCTTCTTTACCAACAAAAGGTACGGTAAATGGTTGTACCATTCCTGGCGCACGCATTCTTATTGGTTGTCCTATATCGGTGTTAAGAACATCGTCAATGTTGACTTGTCCTTCTACTATACCCATGCGCGGGAAGATGGCGTGACCTAGACTATCAAGCGTATCTCTCATTATCTGAGATTTAGCTGCTTGAATTGGCATCAAGTAGTCTGCGGGACACGAGCCTATGGAGGTATGAGGCTCTGGATCGGGACAGAAGAGTGTTATAGGTAAATCATCCCAGGGTGTTGAATTAACAATATTTAATCCATTTCCCACGGTGCATACTCTAATCCTTTCATCTATGCCATCACCATCTAAATCATAAAAAACGTAGTGTTCTACGTACAAAACATTTTTGTTGTTGTTGTCATTTCTATCTACACCTGTGTAGTCTGCTGCTGGGTTTCTAGCTTGCTCTTCCTCGTAGGCTTCAGCGTCTACATAATTACCAGAACCAGCGTATTGTTCCATGTCGTCCTTGTCATAACCCATGGCAACCAAGTCACTAATTGTTTTGACCATGCGGTGAGCCACATAAGGCGATGAATGTAAGTCTCTAGCGTTTCTTGAAATAAGGACTTCTTCAGGCGGTATTGCCTCTATAACCACTTGGTCTTTTGGCTTGATGCGCCTGATAGTTACATCGTAACTTGCTGGGGTTTCTTGTGTAGTTTCCTCACCCGTGCTTGGATCTAAAAGTGTCATACTTTCCATTTCAACTTTTTCTTTAACCAGCTCAACATTTGGATCAAGCATAAGCGCTTGGTATGCTTCTGGCGGTATGCCTGTGTATGAATGGGTAGATGCAGTAATGCTGTCATCCCAGTAGGCTTTTACATAACCAGTCTTTCTGATAAGCGCATCCTTAAATGCGTCATAGAAAACTTTAAAGCCTGGATTCTTTTGTTGGAGTATGTAGTTAATGTAATCGGTTTGTTGTTCTGCAAGTGCAATGTCTTCTGGGCCTTTGGGTATAAACTCAACTATCTTATTAGTACCAAAGAAGGTACGCATGATAGAAGGCAGCATAAACAAGACGCTGTCTCTTACATCGGTTGATACAAACTCTGACTGCATGGAACTTTGTCCCTCTGGGGACTCGCCTAAATAATATTCAGTAGCTTCACTTCTTTCCTGACCAATTTGGTCAATAAAGTCTCTAGCGTCATCCATCTCACTTTTAAGAACGCCTTGCAATTCTTCTTCATCGTAAGACTCTTGTTGACCTTCTAGCTCATCGATTGTTTCGTCTTTATCGTATTCCATAAATTTTATCCCACTCTAATTATTCTTGATGTCAAGGGTTTCTTGAAATTATACCCTAAAAAGTTCTCACCACCACTAAAACTTGCGGCTGCACTTGCCATGGTTAATGCTAATGCATCAGCTTTGTCAGGAGATTTTATGCCTCTTTTTTTCATTTCATCCTTTGACTCTATTTTTATTTTACCAGTTGAAGTGTATTTATAACTAGGTGCTGCTAACTCTGATATAAGTTCATCATCACCAGGCAGTCGGCAATCTCGCTGCGTAAGCCAGTCCTTAACTGCAAACCATAACTCAGCTCTTAGGTTTAAATAGTTCTTTCTTGTAGACGGCGATTCAGATACGTTGATTCCGCGAACGGGTAGGTTTTGTTCTGCAAGCCTATCTACCACCCCAGCACCCAAACCAATAACGTCTACAAGTATTTCTTGGGGTTGTTCAACTACCGTGCAATCGTCATACTTATTTTTAACTGCACCGCATAATTGCATTAAATCCATCGATTTAAAAGTCTTAATTTCAAAGACAGTATTACCTTGTCTAACACAAAGCGCGGAATTATCACCACCAAAGCGAGCTACATCCAATCCCCACACAATAGGTGCTTTAGCTGTTAGCGATACGTCTCTGTCTATGGCTGTTCTAGCTAGTTCTATTGGTATGACGCTGTCATCATCGGCGTTAGGAAACTCTCCCATTACCTCTACTCTAGCTACAGTTGAATCTTCACCATATTGTTCAAGCATATCTTGGAACAACTTTTGGTCTGTACCCTCTACTGTCCTAGAATCAATTTGTTTTAAGTTCCAGAACTTGCGCTTAGAGGTAAAGCTCTCGTAAAAAGGGCCTGTGTTTCTGCGCGGGTTAGAAAAAGTGAACCAAAAGCGATTTTCGGTTGGCTCAGAAAAGAAACCCTCGGATACGCTGTAGATAGGAGCGGGGATACCAGAGGCTTCATCCATTATCAAACAAACTCCGTAAGATGAATGGATACCTGCAAACGCATCTGGATTTTCCTCGCTCCATAACTGTGCTTGGGCGTAGTAATAGCCAGTATCAATTTTTAAATCGCGTTTCAGCGCTTCTTCAAACCAACCATCTGGTTTTATGGTGGTTGCAGTCTTGGTGAACCAATGGTTGTTTATGGACAAGGTTAGCCATTTACCTAATTCTGCCCAGGTTCTTGATCTGAGCTGTTGTTCGGTGTTGGCGGTTACGATAATCGTAGAACCAAGTCTGGTTGACAGCATCCAAAGTATTAACCAAGCGACCAAAGCGGACTTGCCAATACCACGACCAGAGGCAACGGCGAGTCTAAACATCTCTGGGGTTACTTCGCCTTGGTTTCTTTGTATGTGGGTTGTTAAATCTTTTAAAATTTTTTCCTGCCACTTGCGTGGGCCAGTAAATTCTTCAAGGGGGGTGTCTTTTTCTCCCCAAGGGAAGATGAACTTAACAAAATTGTATGGATCGTCCGCAACTTGTGGTGACCATATCTCGGTCATTAGTTGTTTTTCTGCTTCAGCTCCGTATTTCATAGATACCCTTTGTTATTACCTCTTACTATTGTATCAAAAAAAATTAAAAAATTTTAGTTCTACAGTTACACATACAATACCCGTCGCGCAAAATGTAAGGGGGGGGTAATAATCGTTTTAAATCGTGTTGATTTGCAGACTATCGGGCAACCCTTACCGATAGCAAACTATCCGCCCTATTTAGTGTCTTTGTTTTTGTTAACCTGATTGTCTACCACGTTGCGCTGCTCTTTATGTGTTGATTTAACAGCGTTTATAACGCGCGGCTTTTCTATAGTCGCGGATAAGTCGCCGATACGATCCTTAGCGCCAGATAATACCTGGTTTAAATCTATGGTTGCATGAACATTCTCTACGCGATCTTTCCATATCTTTGGATCTTGGTTCTTTAAATAGAATATCTGGGCAACAACCGAGTTTTTTTCGGTGGCCGACTCAAACAAAGCGTTTGTCACTTGCGCCAAGCCACGAGCTTTCCCCCTTTTTAAAGCACCCTCAAAATCCGCAGAGCGTTTTCTGTTACGGTCTATCGTATCCCATGAAACGCCCAAGGCACGCGCAATCTGAGAGTTACCAAGTCCACGACTGGCAAGGTTCTCAACTTGTTCTAAATCAATCTTTATTGGCTTTCTACCCGACTTTTTAGCTACTTTTTGACTCATAATTGAAGTTTTTTATCCTTTTTAAGCCTTTATTCTACAGCATTTCTTAAAAAAACTGTATGTTTTTGATGCTAACTACTTGTTATATAAGTATCTTTTGTTATGATATGTGAGTTATTAGTAAATACTTAAGGAGATAACTAACATGACAAGAAAACATTTTATAAAACTAGCAGAATTAATTAAGGACAATGGCAGAATGGCTAATGTTAGAAATAGCCCGATGTTTGTAATAGAACAAGCAGCATTCATGGACGGTCTTTGTGATTTTTTAAAACAAGAAAACACCAATTTTGATGAAGTAAAATTCAGAGAAGCAACAGGACAAATTATAGGAATGTAAAACCACCTTAAACAATCAAGCCCGCATTTGTGGGCTTTTGGTGGTATTAACTAACGGAGATTAATAACATGAACGGATATACAGAAAACTTATCAGAATTTGGTTATAGAGAATTAAAAGAAGCGGGAAAACTATTAACAGCTATTAGCAACGGCTTACCAGATGATTTTTATAGTGACGGCATCAAGGTTGCTTTTAATATGAACTCTGGTTATGTCTTTTTGACTAACTCAGATTACCAGGTTGCTATGTATGACGATGAAAGCAAGGAGCTTTATAGTTTTTATACAACACCATACGAAGGCAGAGAGGGTTGCTATAAAGAACTATTACAAGAATATGACGACATGCACCCAGAAGACCAAGAATACATGAATGAAATCAAACAATATAATAGGAAAGTAGCATAATGAAACACTTAATAAACTATCTATTCAACAAACCAACCAGGCGCACAGCCTGGCACGGTTCATATTATATTAACTATTTTAAAAAGAGGTAAGACTAATGAATAAAGAAATAAAACAATTATTAAATGACTGTAAAGATACATTACAGCACATTGTAGACAGCGATGCGTGGGACTCACTACAAGAGGGTTCAAGTGCTGAAGATTTAATTAAAGAAATAGAAGAGCTAGACTAATGAAACACATTGACAGAACTAAAATACCTAAACATCTGCTTTACTTATCAGATCAAGCATTAAAAAACTTGTTTGATCTATTTCCTGGCGGTGTCTGATGACCAGAGTACAAATACGCGGTACAACTATATTCGGCTACGTTCAAGACAACTATCTGGATATAAAACTAAATAAAGTAGTATTCATTGACGAGGAGACAAACCAAGTTAAAAGAATAACCAAAAAACAAATCAGGCCCGCATACGAAAAAGGCTAAACATTAACTAGCCTCTTTCTCCAACATCACGCCTAAACCAACGAGCAAGAAGTGTTTGTGCTGCATCCCACTCTTTAGCTTGCGCAACATTATCCGTTGATCTTGTTTAGCGCACCAGATAATATTTTTATCCATCAATACCGCAAACCCTTTGCCCATTGTAACGCTACTCAGTCCACACATTTGACCATAATAGCTAATAGCATCATGTGAGCTAAAACTCTTCCCGTAACGCTCACACAAGCACCACAGAATGATTTTCTCCCTACTACTAATATCTTTTCTATCTAGGTGCGATCTAAACCACTTCCAGACCACCCTTTTGAGCTTTGCATAGTTGTCGTATTTATTCGCCACACTATAGCTAATGAGTCCTGACCTCTCTGGCTCGTCAATGCTATCGGTTATTAACCACCACTTCTCATTATTCAACTAAGCAACCTCCCTCAGACTAACCTGCCTTTTTTCAAAATAACCGTCTAATAGTTCAAGTCCCTTTTTGCTAACCGCAAAAACTCTCTTCCTCTTATCCACTCCCACGCTTTTAACCATGTAACCAAGTCTAACAAAATCATCTAAAATACTACCAATGGTTGACCTGCTCCCCAGATTACCAGGTAACAAATACACCAACCTTTCAAAGTTTATTTTATTACCCTCTAACTGAGCTATCGCGATTTCTAAGACTATATAAAAATGTATCGGTGTTGACTGACAAAAAGCTATAAACCCGCTTTGCCTTCTATTACCATAAGCTAAATCTCTAACTACCCTCATACGCTCTTTTAACTGTTTCATGCTTCCTCCTTTTTCACCAACTATGTAGTTATTACTCCCCACTCTTTCAACCCAACTAAGTCAAAAAATTTATATCTTTCCTAATGTTTGGAACAGGGCATTTCAAATGCCCGTTCCCTAGTTTAATAGTATAGTAGGATGTATATAAAGGCATGTATGTTTTTAAATCATATATGCCTTTGTTTTTAAATTATATATGGGTATGTTTTTAAATCATATATGCCTTTATCTTTCATTCTTCCTATTTTCCTTCTTTTTGGTATCTTTTTTGTCTTTTCTTTTACCAAATACCTTGTTCCAATTATCCTCGAAAGTTTTATTGTCTACTTGTTTTGGTCGTTGGTCTGATCCTTTGCTCATGGTTTCTCCTAGTCCCAGTTAAAGGACTTTTTGTTTTCATCCAATATTTCTAAAACTGCGCCACGTCTTATAAGTGTCTTAGTTTTATAATCTACGTTACCAGAATTAGATTTAACTAAGCCAGCTTTAACAACTGACATTCTGTCTATTTCAACTCCTTCTTGAATACATATCTTTTCACAAGTATCCTCATCAGCTAACCACATGGCTATGGCAAATCTAACACTATCTACCAAGGAAGATGCGCCTCTTATCTCGGCCCTATGACTGAGCGCATCATCAGAGTCATTACTCAATGCACTTTTACTTAAATGGTGGACTGAAATACAACTAACTCCCAACCTGGCACTTATGTTGGCACAATAAGAGCCCCACAACTGGCCCACTTCATTGCTTGAACTAATATTACCAGTTGTAAATGCTTGTAACGGATCAAATACCACTAACTGTAAATTAGGTATAGTTTTAAGTTCATCTACTAACTCTGTGGCTTGGGGTGTTATGCCTTCTTCCCTTAACAATATCATTGGCTCTTTTTGTTCTGGTATCGGAAAGACATAAACGTCATATTCAGACTGAAACCGTAAACCTAATGGATCAAGCGCATCAATCCTTCTATGTACCTCTGCTAAATCATCTTCTGCGGCAAAGATAACGCTAGAGCCTTTTTGTAAAATAGGTTTACCCCACCATTTACCACCAAGAGCAATACCAAGAGCTAGTTGTATCATACTTAAACTTTTACCAACCCCACCTATTGCGGCAATGATGCCTGGCTTGCCTAATGGTATGAAACTATCAACTAACCACTCAATCGGCTTTGGTTCTTCTACTAAGTTGCGGATTGCATACTGCCTAATATTAAACTTAGACTCTAACAGCTCTAGTTTTAACTGATCTTTACCCTTGGCATTGGCTAGGTCGTTAAAATCACCAATCACGCTTGGTAGTCTAACCATGCAATTGATAACCGCACTTGCAACCTCGTTAGCACACTTCTCGCCAACCCCAGAAGTATCATTGTCTAGGGCAAGTAAAAATTTAGAATTAGTAATAGCTCGCAACCGCGTAGTTGCAGTCAAACAAAAATTAGCCGAAAAAACTACCGCACATGGCAATCCTGTCGCTTCATAAATGGAAGCTCCAGTTGCATAACCCTCACATATAACCAGAGTTTCAAGGGTTGGCAGTAGGTGGTGTTCAACCCCAATTAAAAAAATATTTCCGCGCACCTCACCACCAGATGCAAACTTTTTAGATCCGTCTGGGAAGATGTACTGTAAACTTCTTATTCTTGATACTAATAACCCAGTATCACTACTCTTTATAATAGTGTGTAAGGGTATCATGAGATTGTTAGTGCTAGTTAACCTTAAACCATGGTTCTCAACCCTCTTGTCTGTAAGATACTTATGCTCCTTAACCTCGCCAGCCTTGGCATACTTATCTTTAACATACAAAGCAACTTCGTCTTGCTTGGTTTTCTTTGCTTCCTCGCGTCTTAGTTGTGCCTCCTCTACCTTGACTTGCAGATCGCGTTTTTGCGCTACCGTCATTTCATTGGTGTTATAAGAAGTAAACTTCTGCTCTAAAGATGTACGCCAGTTGCCATACAGACATACAAAGTCTGCATCTAATTGATTGTAGACATACCAACCGCTACGCTCATTGGTTTTATCTGGTCGGTTCGATGCAGTTGCGCTAACTGGGACTCTCACTAGCTCGCCGCTAGTGTCAATAAAATCTACAACTAACCCATTGCCTTGCATCTCGCTAATCAAGTCGCTCAGGGACTTGTCAGCTCCACTAAATGCAAAGTTTTTATCTACTACTAAACCAGCTTTACCAAAATATTCTGTAAGATCAGCCACTCCTCGCCTGATCCTTGGCATGGTTCAAATAATTGGCTACTACCTTGTGAATGAAATCTACGCGGTCTTCCCTATCCCATTCGTGTAAAATATATGTCTTGTTCTTTTTAGATATCTCTAAATATTTGTCTTTGCTATTACTAAGGGCATACCTAAGGCCCTCTTGATTAATTTGTGCAAAGTTTTTGATGTCCTCCATCTTTTCACCCTCTCCAATTTTTTGTAAATGATCCATTGAGCAAGCACCAAAGTGCTTACCGTCTTTAATGTAAAGTAGCGGAGACGCGACACCATGGCAGTAAGCACATAGTGACTGTCTCCGAAACTTCAAATCATCATAATCAAAAAGGTATGTCTTCGTCATTGTCGGAACTTGACGGAGATACTTCTTCTTTTGGTGTTTCCGTGCTTGGCGTATCGCCTACTTCTTGCCAGGTTTTACCAAACTGCTCGTCTATTTCTAAATAACCTGAGTCAGCTCTAACAAGTTCAGCGCTAACACTTTTGCCTACAAGTTCGTCAGTATTCTTTAAAGAGCTAACTCCCATTGCGTTCATTAGTAAAAGTAAAGAGTTGTTGCCTATGTCAACGGCTTTGGGGTTATCAGATCCTACAGTAAAAGTATTACTTATAACTATAGTTGTTCCATCTACTTCAAAAAGCATTTTGATTGCTTTCCAGTTATTCTTCCCTTCAATCATATCAGCACCAGCGTAGTGCATAGTATGTCTTCCAGGTTCTAGTGATGAGTTGCCACCACCACTAGTTGCGTTTTCAGTATCAAACGGTTTCCCGTCGTTAAATTCTGTTAAATCCATGTTGTTACCTCCTAAAAATTTAACAATTAAAATTAATGATTAACCAGGATCATATTCCTCAAAATCATTTGCCCGATTTATTTCTTCTTCTAGTGCTTCAACAACGTCTAATAAAACTTTGTTAGCTCCTAATGGGAGAATTAAATCATCATCTCCATTTTTATCAATGCAAACCTCTACAAATATTACAGCCTTTCGTAAAAAATATAATATTGTTTCGTGATCTGTTTTCATTTCTTGGTTATCAGTTTACCAATCTCAGCCCATGTTTTCTCAGCTCTGACTATAAAGTCCTCGCCTTCTTCTACGACTGGTATTTCCATCGGTAGTCCATATCTATTTTTTGCAACTGCGGCTGGTGACTCAGTAGTTACCAGGACTCTGCCAGATTGCACAGTTTTATTAGTCAAACCTTTATTACCCTGAACCTTTACAGTTCCCTTTTTGTAATTAAGGAATAGACACATATCACTTGCTTCAAGCACCAAGGCACTTGCTGCTTTGTGAAGCTTAAGTTCGTGTCTATCGTATGCCTCTGTAGATGGATCGTGAAAAGCTTTAATCTGGTTATGAGCAATCATAACAATACGCATTTTCTTTTCGTTTCTTAATATATTAACTAAATCAAGAACCTCTCTGAAATACTTTAACGCTTCACTAAAGCCCCTTCCATATCCAAAACTTTCAATTGTCGGCTGCTTATGTACTTCACAAGTCTTTGCATGAATGAGTGGCTCTAACCAATCTAATGAGTCAATAACTAATGTGTTGTAGTCAAGTTCATCAGCATCAATAAGTGATTTAAGATAACTAATAAAAGTATCGTAATCTCTAGCTAACGGAAAGTGAGCTATGTCTCTATTGTTGGTTAATATCCCAAGACCTTCTTCAGTTTGCAAAACAATAGGGTTCTTACTTCCTACTGCAAGCGTTGTCTTACCTAGACCAGAAGGGCCATAGATAATTACGATTGATGGTTTAGCTTTTGCTTTCGTTTGTATCGCTGCTAAGGACATTAGTTTAGCTCCTTAGTTACACCTTCAATCTTGACTGGTTTTTTGTAGGGCGGTAGTTCGTCTTCTAACTTTGCTACTGCATTTCTTACATTCTTTCTAACCGCTTCCATGTGATGCACAGTTTTAGTTGCGAGCTGATAGGCTTCATTCAACTGTTGCTCTGCATTTAAGTCTTGACTGATTTCCTCAACCAATGGTCTTGTGATGTCATTCAAGTCTTTTTCAAATACATCTCTTTGGTTTCCGTCTTTATCTTGGAAACTTAGTAGAGGTTTCACTTCTTTATTTTCATTTACCATTTTAATCCTCCTTCAGATTTTGGTAGTTATTACATTCTGATTTGTAGGTACAGAATTTACACCATTCCCCAGCATTGAAACCAGGCTCTTCACCCAAGGCTTCATCACATGCTGGCTTTAAGATATTAAAACCCCAATCTACTAGATCGACTGCTTGAATATCAAAACTTCTTATCTGACCATCTTTATGCCAGGCTCTTTTGTTTGGTTGTACGATTGTCATTTCTACAACGGTATCTTCGTTGCCATAACGACTAAGTGCAAATAGCGAGTAGCACATTAACTGTTCGTTAAGGATTACATTGACTGGCCAACCACCAGTCTTAAAATCTATGACTGCCATTCTGTTACCCTCGCCAAGTATCAGCGCATCTACAGTACCAAATATATCTTCATGGATTTCTGGCGCTTGTCCTCTCTCTTCTATAAGGAGCTTGCCGTTTAGTTCATCTCTGCGTTGGGAAACATAGTCAACATAAGTGTCAGCCATCTTGATGTCATCTTCAGTAATAGTAAAACTAAAACCATCAACTTCGCAGTCTTTGTTTAACCAATAATCAGATAGCGTAATGCCGTCTAATCTATTCTTTAATCTCATCTCAACCATTTCGTGTATTTGTGTACCTCTGGCTGCCGCTATGTTTGATTTTCTATCTGCCTCTGCATTAATTCTTGCGGAAGCTGGACATCTAATAACTCTATTGATGCTACTAGGTGCTAAAACAGAATGCGACACACTTATTCCTAGTCTAAAGTTCTACTTTAGAATCTTCTTCTATTTTTAAAATGTCATCCAAATCATATCTAATCTGACCATCTATCTTTGTATAAGACGGGCCTTTGTTTAATGATCGGTTGTTTGCTAAAGTCTGTGGACTTTTCTTCCAACGCTCTGCAAGTTCTTTTTGCGTCAGAAATACCTTATTACTATTCATGTAAGTTCCTATTGTTTACCTATTGTGATATTCTACTATGAGTAAATTTAATAAAGCAAGTCTAGGAACAAAAATAATAGAAATATTATTTAGAAAAACTTTGCAGAAAAATTACCAATAAAATTTAATATTAATTTGGAGGAACGAATGAGTATAAATAATATTACACCGCAAGAGTGGGATAGTGTGAGAGCAACAAAAAAACAAATTGGTGGAGATCACTATAAAAATAAAGGCATACAACCTCTGGAGTATGCTTACAGTAATGGACTTACACCCAACTTAACTAATGTTGTTAAGTATGTAACCAGGAATAAATCAGACAGAGTAAAAGACTTACTCAAAGCAAGACACTACATAGAGCTAGAATTAGAGATGGTTTATAATGTAGATCCCGATGGCAACGCCTACGACTAATTAGACATAGTTATCTTCTGCATATAGTTACCAACCTTTTGCATATTCTCTTTTGCAATATGCTCTCTTTGTTTTCTATATCTCTCTGTTGCCCTAATAGTTTTGTGGCCCATTAACTCTTTTACATCCTCTAGCTTCATAGTCTCGCCAGCCATAGTGCCGTAGTTATGTCTTAGATCATGCAAGGTTACATCTGGACAACCAGCAGCCTTTCTTATCTTGTTCCACATGTGCCAAGGATACTTGACACCAAGTATGGTTTCATTGTCTGTATCGCATGAGTTAATGATAGCCATAGCTTGATTGTTAAGGTGTATTACTCTTGGTTTGCCTTGATAGTCTGTCTTATGGTTCTTTAGTATTAGCTTGTTACCATCTAGGTCAGACCACTTGGCTGATCCTATCTCGCTTTTGCACCTGCCACCAGTTAGCATACATAACCTTATGTACTTGATTGCTTTTATGTTCTTGGGGTTAGACTGTGCTTCTATAATGTTTAACTGTTTGTTTATCTGTGCAAACTCAACGTCAGTTAATGGTCGGTTTCTTTCAAACTCTGGGTTCTTTTTTACATACTTGGCTGGATTGTATTGCACCAAGGACAGTCTGATTGCGTGTTCAAATACAGAACTAATTAAACCAACAACTCTGTTAGCTTGATACTTACCACGCTGGCTTACTTTAATATGTAACCTGGTAATGTCTCCCGTTTCTATATCAACTAACTTCATGTTACCAATGCTAGAGGCTACATCTCTTGTCCAGGACGCTCTGGTGTCTCCCATTATCTTGCCGTCTTTAAGATAGACACACTTACGTTTACTGTCTAACAGCTCTTGCAGTTTGTATTCAAATGCTTGGTTAAGTGTTTCTGCTTTTTTCTTTTCCAACGGATCAATGCCTTGTGCTACATCACCAAGTATTTGTTGTGCTTTGTTTCTAGCTACATTGATTGGTATATCTATAGAACCAATAGTTGCTTCTCTCTTCTTACCATTGATGCGATAAATAACTCTGTATGTTTTCTTTGTTATTAATAAATTATTTACCTTGGTATCTCTTTTGTATCTCGCCATACTTCCCACCTCCATGAGTCGCCTATTTGTCGCGTTTTTTTATAAAATGTTTGTGAACATTCATTACCTATTAGTAAGATTATAGTTTAAGTTTTGCAAGAAAAACAAGGGAAACAAACAAATAAAGTATTGTGCGTTATTGTTTGGTATTAGGTGAAACTATGTTGCGCTACCAGGCTGCGCTACTCCCCGACATGGTAAAAAACACCGCAAATCAGCCAAATAATATAATTGATTATTAGCTAGTCGCGTATTTGTCGCGTGGTTAATATAGGAGTTTACTGATTAAGTAAATAAATTATTGTTGGTTTAAATCTTCTAAATATAACTGTCTTTCATCATTTTCTGTTAAAGGCTCAGATTGAATACCTTGCGAGGCATCTACAATTTGTAGAACTCTTAAAGCTGCTTTTTTAGATTGTGGGTTTATTTTTGCTAAATCAATTAAAGCATCTACAGAATTATCTTGAACAAAAACATTTGCCAATTCTTCCCAAGCTCTACCAGCTTTAAACTCACCGTATTTAGTAGCAAGTCTAACCATTGGATTAAATGTTTTCATCATTGCTAAATCTTTAACCAATGCTTTAGAAGCTCTGCCAGAAAAATCAAAGCCAGGGTTGTTTAAATTTGCAACTCTTCCAGTCCTTTCTAAAACATTAATCATTTTTTCAAAACCGACTTTTAATTCCTGCGAATTAACATTTTTTGATTTAGCTACATTATCTATAACTGCCATAAAATTTTTTCTTTGTTGTCCAGTTCCAGCTATAGACTCAATTAACTTAAATCCTTGCGTTAAATCATCTCCCTGCTTAGTCATTTTAAATGATTGATTAAGAGCATTTCTAAAATAAACATTTGCAATTTGAATTGATGCTTCGGGATTTGTTTTATTTAATATTTCAAATGTTTTATTAATATCTGCAACATTGTTTTTCTTAGGATCAAAAATAAAACTTTTAATAGTTGTTTCATTAACTTTGCCTTTTGCAAGAGGTAAAACATTATTTTCTACAACTTTAACCAAGTCATCTGATAATTTTGCAAATGTGTCATTTGCGTTTGCATAATTTGTATTCGTTCTTAATTCTTTGTTTAGAGTGTTTAATATAGCGTCATCAGTTTCATTGAATAATTTATAACCTAACTGTTTATCTATGAACCTAGATTCACTAGCTATGTTTTGGTTTGATTTTTTATAATCATCTCTGAATTGTTTAAAAGTGCTATCTAATTTATTTATATTAGTTTCTGGTATTATTTCTAACTTTTTCTTACCTTTAACTTTCTTTTTATTTTTAATTAACTGATTTTTTATTTGATTTAGTTTTGCTACACTTGGATTTGATTTTGGTAAAGTTTTTATAGCTTCATCAATTTTATCAATTACATTAAAAACTTGTTCGGGTAACAAACTTTCTGTGTTGGAAACATTATAACCAGCATTTTGTGCTGTAATTGATCTATCTAATTTTGCTTTTTTAATAGATTCAGTTGCTGTGTCACCTATTGTGTCATATATAACTCTTTGGCTTTGTGGAGCATTTGCTATTGCATCTGCTTGTTTTTCAGCAATTTTTATAACATTATCTCGTCTATCTTTTGCAGAAGCATATATTATAGGAGAACCCTTTTCTGAAGAAACAACATCTCTTGTTAAGTTTCTTATGTTTTTATTATCAAAAACTTCACCTGGAGTTAAATTAATACCAATCTCTTGTCCAGTTTTTTCTAAATTTCTTGCTGCTGTAATTTCAGCATCTGAAACATTCTCTAAAGCATCTTTTGCTAATTGACTTGCTGTGTTTGGCCTCATAAACTTACTTCCTAACAGCATAGAAGGAATAGTTACACCAGCAGCTATACCAGAACTTCCAGTTAAATCTTCTGTTCCTTGAAACAATAATCCACCGCCAGCACCAAGTTTAGTAGCAGCCTCTCTTGCTACAGCGCTTTTATTTGCAACACCTGGTATTGCGAACTCTGATGCAGTCTGCAAATATCTTCCAGGGGTGGTTTTTGGCTGATAATTAAATGCTTTTTGTAAAACAGGATTTGTAAAATAATTTTGAATCTGTTTGGTTGATGGAAATAAATATTTACCTGTTGTTGATTTTCCAAAAGATTCATCATTACCAGGTTGACCATAATCAAATCCACCAGTTTTTTTGCCACCAGGAAGATAAGTAGACAACCTTTCTATGTCGCCTGGTATTCCAGGGATAAAACTTAAACCTTTTAAAATACCAGAAGAAAAACTTGCAGCCGCGTCAGCCGTTACAGAAGGTTTTGTTTTATTTGTAACCAAAGATGTTTTTGTTGGCTCATTTGTATTAAATTCTACTTTTTTATAAAATTCTGATTTTGGAACATCTGAATAATATTTTTTATGAAAACTATCTACAAGCTCTTGATCAGTCAGATCGTTGTACTGAGGATATTTTTGTCTTATTTCTTGTAGGTTCATCAACGAATACCAAGAGGATCTGTATTGTTTTGATAAGGATTATTAAATGGAGGCAAAGACCCTCTCAATTTTTGGTATTTATCAATTTCTGTTTCGCTTGGTAAATTTCTTACTATAAAATCCAAATCGCTTTTAACTTCATTATCAACTCTTTTAGCAACATCTTCTAAAACTTTTATTTTACCTTCTGCTCCAACACCGCCACTAACAATTTTTAAAGCGTTTTCGTAGTCTTTATCAGATAGTCCTCTACCTTCTTGCCCTCTGGCGGCTGCAAATAAATATGCTAAATCTCTTACTCTTGATTCTGATACGCCTGTTGATTGTGAAACTTGTGTAATTTGATTTGAGTAATCTTTACCTTGTAAGGTTGTGTAACCACTATTTTTAACATTTTTATATTTTTCACCAGATAATATATTTCCAGCCGCATCAACATTTTTAACAACTGAATCAACAAATTGTGCAGCATTACCCACAGCAAGTGCGCTTTCTGGATTTTCATAATATTGATTTGCTAGATTAGTTAAATTATTAACAAGCCTACTTGTTGCCATAAATCTTCCTTTAATATTATCATATTCAGTATCAGTATCACTACTAGGGCCTTTACCTCTATCTGTTGGTGTTGGTAGTTTGTTTAACAAGTAACCACTCTCATTAAGATCATCAATATCTTTTTTTGTGGGATCTGCTATTGTTCTAATTCTATTTCCATCTCCATCTGTAATAGAATATAACTCCATACTTTGATTGTTGTTTGATATATTTCTTGATCTTAATTGACCAATAACAAGACTTGGATCATTTTGAATTTCATTTATTTTTTGTAAGTCTCCTTTATTAACAGAATCAACAAGTAAGCCTGTACTATCATAAACACCAAATCTTTCAAATGTAGTTTTGTCTTTTGCAGACGGCATATCTATACCAAGCATATTTTTTAATTCGTATGCTTGTTTAAATTGAGGATTATTTTTTAAAAAAGTTTCTATGTCTGCCTTCCTTTCAGCCTCTTTTTTCTGTGCATCTAACATAGTTTTTCTTTGCATGACACCAGCAGAAGGATCTCTACCTTTTACCACATCACTAAAAGCTAAAAGCATATTACCTATATTTTGTTGTCTATAAGGGTTTTGTGGTTTTGGTTGCGGAAGATTCATAGAATTTATTTGTTGATTAGTTTTATTTATTTCATCAAATAAATTATTAGTTCCAAAAGGATTAAACGAGTTGTTATTAAAAATAGACATATTAATTACCCCATTTTAAATGGATTGAACCCACCCATAAAAGCTGATCCAAGTAAACCAGCCGCACCACCTAAATAATCACCCATTCCAGGTTTGTAGCTATTTGATTGGTTGGTCTGCGTAGGCAACGCACTAACACCTTGTGCCAGTAAGCCAAGTTGTTGTGGGCCATAGTTGAGCGCTCGCATGAACTCTCCGTAACCTGCATC